TGGCTTGCCACCCCGTCGTTTTTTTTAACATGAGTTTTGAAAACGAGCAAAAAACGCCTGATTCTGAAACGGTGGAATCCCCGCGTAAGCCAGGGCGACCGAAAAAGGAACGGCCTGAGCTAGATGTGGAGGGAATCCCCGACGCAAACTTTGCCGAGACGATTGCTAAGCATGAAAGCTTGGTCGTGCTTGCTCGCGAGAAGTACGAGCGGATGCTGCGTGCCGGTGACGCTGAAGCAGGCCGTTACCAGGTCACTTATAACCAGAGTCTGAAGCAGGCCATTGCTCTGCGTGAGGAACAGGAACGCCGGAGTGTGTTTGCCCGTGAACAGATTCCTGCGGTCGAAGCGCGCGAAGCGATGCTGCGTCTGGCTGGGCTGATCGTCGAGCGGCTAGACGCGCTTGGCTCAGAGTGCGGTGAGAACTGCAACCCGAAGGACCCCATCAAGGCTATCGGTGTCCTGACCGATTGGGCGAGAGACGCTCGCGAGAAGGTAGCCCGGGTGGCCGGATTGTTCGAGGAGCCTGGAGCATGAACGCTAAGGAACTGTTTGAGGAAGGACTGACTGTCGTAAGGCCATCGGCCTTGAGCGACCCGGTCGCATACTTGAAGGAGAATGTTAAGAAGATTCCTGCTGGCGTGTTTGATGGTGGGTACAATCCTAAGCGTTGGCCGTGGATTGCAGAAGCCGTGCGGATTTTCAATGCGCCGACGACTAGCCGGATGTTTATGCCCTGGGCCATCGGCTGCGGGAAGACGCTGACATTGAAACTGATTGCAACTTACCTGATGGCAAACCGCCGTGCGTCGATGGCTATCTACCTTGACTCGCAGGACAAGGCCAAGGGGTTTACGCTGAACGAGCTGCGGCCCCTGTTCGAGCAGGTCGCTGACATCCGCTCGCAGATGAGCGCCGACGACAACGATAAGTCAGGCACGCTTCGGTTTGCGGATGGATGCCTGATTCACAACCGCTCGGCCTCGACCGAGAAGCACCTGCAGAGTCTGCACGTCCGCTACGTCCTAGGCTCGGAGATCTGGCAGTGGCCTAATGGGGCGATCGCCATGAGCATGAGCCGACTGAAGGCGGCGGCGTTCGCGTCGAAGGCGGTGTACGAGAGCCAGCCAGGAGACATCGAAGGACAGGGCGCAGAGTTCTGGAAGTTCTACCTGATGACTGACCAGCGTCAGTGGATGTTCATCTGCCCGGTCGAAACGTGCCAGCATCGGCAACCGTGGCTATGGGATTACATCAGATTCCCAGAAGGGGCTAAGGGCATCGACGGCTGGGACCTTGAGGCCGTGCAGAATGGAACGACCTACGAGTGCTCGAAGTGCAAGACGCGGCTTGAGGACAACGACGAGGTCCGCACGACGTGCAACGAGGTCGAACGCGGCGCTGGGTTTGTAGCTACAGGCCACGCCGAGAAGGCCGGGTATGTCGGCCTGCACGTCAACGCTTTGGCGTCAACGAGCTGGGGGTCTCTGGCCGTGGATACCATCAAGGCAAAGCAGGTTGCCGAGATGGGCGACATAACCCCACGCAAAATATTTAAAAATCAGTTTTTGGCCCAGCCCTGGTCAGACGAAACCGGATCACTAGTTGTATCGACCGAGTCCTCGGACTACGCCATGGCAGACCCTTGGGATGCCGTGGCCTACATCGGCCCACGCGGCCAGATTGTGGACAAGGCCGACGCGCCTGATGGTTCGGTTAAGTTCCTTACCATGGCTATCGACTGCCAGGGTGACCACCTTTGGGTTGTGCTTAGGCAGTGGGCGCGTACAGGGCATAGCCGCCTAGTCTGGTTCGGAAAAGTTATGAGCACCGATGGCCTAACAGATTGGAGTGGAATAGATGCCTTAGTGGCAAAGCATGGGGTGCATCCGCAGCTTGTTATGGTAGACTCTGGTGACGGTAATTCTACGCAGGAGGTCTACAAGCAATGCGCTACCCGTGGCTGGCAGTGTGCTAAGGGTTCAGGCCAGGAGTATTTCAACGTCAAGACAAAGGCCGGTGATGCGGTGCGTCGGTTCTACAACACGCCCACGGCTATTCACGTGCCGGGCGTCCGAAACCCCACGACGCTGGTCGTGTGGTCGAATCTCTCGGGCAAGGATTTATTCTGGGGCACAAGAGCTCGCCGCGTGTTTAGTTTTGCCCGTGATGCCTTGCCTGACTACATCGCCCAGCTCGATTCCGAGATCAGGACAAAAGAAGCCGGGAAGCCTATCTGGCGTCTGCGTCAGGGTGTTAAGCATAACCACGCTCTTGACTGTGAGCTACTCGGTATGCTCATAGCCGCACGATGGGGGCTGATAGGCAGGGATGAGCCTCAAACCTTACAAACCCCGCAATAGTTATGCTTGGCATCTATGTAGGCGTCGATGAAGACACCCTCCTGCAATACAAAGCGGAGGCCCTTGCTGACTTGGGCAAGGCTGTCACTAGTTACAGTGATTCAGGCACTTCGGTAAATAAACAATTCGGGATGCCTCCTGCTGCCCGGATTCAGGAAATCAATTTCGCGTTAAGCCGTATCGATAGTTCCCGCTATGGCGGTGCTCATACTTCTGTCCAGATTAACTGGTCCTCGCGTGTTGATCTCTAATGGCTTCTAAGAAACCTACCTCAAAAGCCAAGGCGGCTAAGAAGCAACCCTCTGCGAGTTACTCGCAGTTCGCAAGCACGACGCAATCCGGCGCGCGCCGTATGCTGTTTATCGGTGGTGTGAATGACCAGCGCAAGGAAGTTACCTCTGCAACCAGGACCGCCATGATGGCGAAATCCCGTTGGGCTGTGCGTAACAGTCCAATCTATAAGCAGTGCGCTGACGAGGCCGTTTTGATTTCTGTCGGTGATGGCCTTGTGGCTCAGTCACTGGCTAAGAATCCGCAGACTGCGGTGGCCTACGATAAATACTTCCGCGACTGGTCAGTGCGTTGTGACCTCACCCGGCGTTACAACCTCGGACAGTTGCAGACCATGTGGATGCTAGGAGCCTTGATTGATGGCGATAGTTTTGGCATCCTGACCAACGACCCTAAGACCGACGTGCCAGCCATCCAGATTCTAGAAGCTCATAGGGTCGGAACCCCTCGCGATGAGATTGTCGATAATAACGTGGACGGTGCGTACCTTGGAAAGTTTGGTGAAATTGTGGGATGGAATGTCTATACTGACGATACTCAGAACCGTTATATACCCTCATCGGCCATGCTTCAGATTATGGAGTTTGAACGCCCCTCTGCAGTACGAGGTTACCCGGTGCTGCAGTCTAGCCTCAATAGCGTGCAGGATCACCTAGAGGTCTTCGGTCTAGAAGTCCGTGCGGCCCGCGACTCGGCAGATCACACGTTAATCCTGAAGAAGCAGGGCGGCGTTTTGCAGGATGACCCTGCCGCTCGATTCTCCGGCGACGCTAACTCCTGCGAAAAACTTGCCAGCCAGATGGGCGGTAAGATGCTGGTGGTAGATACCAATGAGGATTTATCCCAGCTAAGTCAGACTCGCCCTTCTCCTGCTTGGATTGGCATGATGACCGCCATCGAGCGCGACATCGTCCGTCTACTCCCTTACGAATATCAGGTAACCCCTGGCGTCCTCGGCGGTTCGTCCGTCAGACTGGTAGCCGGTCGTGTGTCACGATGGGCCAACAAGTGGCAGTCCATTCTCATCGATAGCCTAGACCGCGTATACGATTACGTTATCGCAGACGGCATCGCTAAGGGTAAGATTCCAGACGACCCCGACTTTAACCGCAAGTCTTGGATCACGCCCCGCGACATCACCGTGGACGCTGGCCGCGAAGCCTCGCAAGACCGGGCCGACCTCCAGATGGGTCTCACGACAGCTCAGGCTATCCTCGGTAAGAAGGGTATGACCTACGACGAAGTCCTAGAGCAACGTGCTGTCGAGATGGAGAAGCTCGTACAGAAAGCCAAGGACCGCAGCCTGCCGCTTTGGATGCTCTACCAGTCTGCCTTCAATTGGCTCCAGCAGGGTCAGGCTTCGGCGCAGACGCCTTCTGACGTTGCGGACAACCTCGATATCCCCCCTCCCCCAGAAACCCCTTAACCAATGAAGTGCTTAATCTCAGGATTGTCCGGCCAAGAGCCGATGCTAATTGACCCCATCAAGGCGGCCAATCACATGAAGTACGCCGAGAAGTACGGCGTTATCGACGGCGTGCTCGATATGTTTTTTAACCCTGTCGAGAAGCCGTACGTTACTCAGTCGGGCACGGGCGTAATCACAGTGAAGGGGGCCATGGGGCTTGGCCTTTCCAAGTTTGAGCGCATGACCGGTGGCGTAGACATGGAAGATATCACTAACCAGATTGACGATATGCTGGCTAACCCGGCTGTGCAGCGTATCGCTTTCAACGTCTCTTCTCCTGGTGGTACTGTCCTCGGAACCCCTGAGCTTGCCGACAAGGTCGCAGGCATCCCGCTTCCTACCATGGCTTACACTAAAGACATGATGGCATCAGGGGCGGTCTACGCATTTAGCCAAGCCGATCAAGTCGTGGCTAGTAACAGCGCCTACGTCGGCTCCATAGGTGTAATCATGGTTGATGAGTCCTATGCGGCTTACTACGAACAAATCGGCCTCAAGATGGAAATCTTCCGCGCTGGAAAGTATAAGGCGGCCAATGTGGCAGGAGAGGGCTACTCTGACGAGATGCGCGCTGAAGAGCAGGCCCGCATCGACGCCATGCATGAACAGTTTAAACAGGTCGTACTGCGTAAGCGCTCGATGGCTAACCGTGCCGACATGGAAGGCCAGATTTTCACGGGCGAAGAAGCCGCAGCTAAGAATCTTATCACCGGCCTTGCTACGTCCTTTGCCTCTGCCTTGGCATCTTTCGAGGGTTCGGATGGTCAGGACGCTAAGCGAATTACCATGGCTAAGACTGGCAAGAAGGCTAAGGCCATCGCCAAGCCATTGGCATCCGTTGAACTTGAGCCCGAAGTCATTGACCTTCTTTCCCCGCGTCAGCGCGAGATGGTCGATAACTATTCAGATATCGAAAAAACGTTCGGAGCCTTTGACCAGGGCGTTGGCCCAGACGGTGCTCACTATGGCCCAGTTTCACCATTCGCTTCTGAAGGACTACTTTGCCAGAACTGTGTTTTTTATCGTGGCCCACGCGGCTGTCAGCTAGTATCCGGTGACATCGATCCAAACGGAATCTGCAAACTGTGGGTGATTCCTAACCTTACCTAATCCGCAATAGTATATGACTATCGAAGAGCGCGCTAAGGCTGCTGAAGCCTCCGTCCTTTCCCTGACCGCCGAACGCGACGATCTCCGCAAGACCGTCGAGGCTTCGGTCGTTAACGTCTCTGCTGAGCTTGACGCTCTCAAGGTTGAGTCCGCTGCCCAGTCCCAGAAGATTCTGGAACTCGAAGCCGCTCTCGCTGAGGCTAACGCCAAGAACGCTGAACTGGAAGCCTCCAAGGCTACTGGCTCCGTCGAAGCCGCTAACATCCTCGCCGCCTCTGGCGTTGACCCGGTCGCCGCTCCTGTCGTTTCTGGCGCTCTCGGTTCCATCTGCGAGCAATATGCCGCAATGCCTGCAGGCGCTGAACGTCGTGCGTTTTTCAAACTGCATAAGGCAGTCCTCTTTTCCTCCAAATAATCTACTACCCAATATAACCTACCATGGCTAATACCATCAACAGCGCCCTGATCGTTGACACAGTCAGCGAATACGGCCTTACCAAACTCGCGAACCGCCTCGCTGCCCTCAGCCTTTTCACCACGGATTTCTCCGCTGATGTTAAGCGCCCTAAGGACATCGTTCAAGTTTCGCTCTCCACTGCTGGCTCGACGACCGTAACTAACCCTACGGACTTCTCGACCATCGGTGCAACCACCCTTGGCGCTTCTGCCGTCACGCTCGCTCACCTCTACCAGCCTTTCGGTTTGGCTTACGGTGACATCCAGAACGGCATCAAGCTTGAACGCTTGGTTAAGATCAACATGGATAAACTTGCTGACGCCATCTGGGATGCCGCTACTGCTCCTATCACCGTCGCTAACTTCGGAGCCGCCACCGTCACCGGTGCTGACTCTACCGTTACCCCTGGCTCTGCTAACCTCCGCGCTCTCTGGGCCGGTGTTGCAAAGGCTGACCGTAAGGCTCTGATTGTTAACACGGGCATTTACAGCAACCTTATCCCAACCAGCACGACCTCCCTGCCTCTCTCGGCTGGTGCTTATGGTTTCGAAGCTGGTGTTTACTACGCTTCTGCTTTCAACTCCGAAGCCAAATTGGCAGGATTTGCTTGTGCTCCTGAAGCCATCGCAATGGCCGCCGCTGCTCCTGACTTCTCGGCTACGCAGAATGACTTCCTCGTTAGCGAGTCCATGGTTATCCCTGGTCTTGGCTTGAGCATCTTCTACAATGTCTGGGGTGATCCTACCACTCGTAACCTCGTTGGCTCGTTCGAGCTGATGTTCGGCGCGAATAAGGGTATCACGACCGGAACGATCGCTTCGGTTTACAACCCCTAATCTGGGCTGACGGTCTAAGACAGCCCCCAGCAATGGGGGCTTTTTTGTATCTCCAATTCCCTACCCTCCCCACCTATGAGCATTTACGATACATTTCTCCCAGATTTCCAAGGTCTGCTAGCCGATATAGGCGTCCCGGCTACGGTCGGCTCCGACCTGTTCCTCGTTGGACTCTCGCGTCCGATGAATACCCCTAAGTTTGACTCTGGTGGTTTCACCGACCAGAAGATGTGGACGGTGCGTTTTGCCGCCGCTACGGCCCCTTGGACGGCTTCTGACGGTAGGGTTGGAGGGCAGGTAGCAACTCTGGCCTCTGGGGTCCCTATAGCCGCCCTAGGCGAAGGTAAGAAATTGACCGTCAATGGGCAAGTCCTTCGCATTAAGGGACAGTCCTACAAGAAAACTAGCGCCGTCATCGAGCTAGACTGCATCGACGATAACCAGTAATGGCTAAGAAGAGCCGCATTGATCCTAAGAGCAAAGCGGACTTTGACGCGGCCATAGCTCAATTTGCCGAAGAGGTGAAGGTTTCCGTTGAAATAATCACTAACGAGCAAATGCGGCTAATGCTTAGGGATGCTATGACCTTTACCCCGCCTATGCCTAAGGGTGGTGGTCGCGGCCTAAGCGTTGCCGCTCATAAGTCTGGTATGGGCAAGTTAGCCAAGGACGTTAATCGCATCTTTATTCCGATGGATAAACCCCGAAGGAGTATGCCGGTCATCTTGCGCCAGGTTATTAACATGGTTAAGTCTGATGACCGTGGTGGTTATCTCGAACTCTCGACTACGATGGGAAAGAAGAACGATGGGCGTTTATCCGGTATCTCTCCCATTATGCGTAAGATTCTCGACGACACGGACTGGGAGCGTGGCTTTAAGAAGGCTAAAAACTACTTAAGCCGTGCCAATATCTTTGGGCAAAAGACCGCAATCGAAGGGCCAACCAACGACCTACGCGGCATCCATGATAGATATAAAAACAAGGTTAATGGACGATGGCCCAAGGGAGCCCCTGTTGGTGGCCCTCAATACATGGTAGATTCGGTTAATTTCCTGCAAGCCTACATAGCCGAACGTCAACTAATGGTTGGACGCGTCAAGGCAGGATGGGCGGCAGCCATGAGATTAATCCCTCCGCTGGTAACCTCGAAAGGCAGTGCTCGTAACCTTGGGGTATATGATGCCCCCTGGGTTGATCGTAATCGCTCAGCCATGGGTCAGTTTTCCATGCTTAAGACTGGGAGCCGGGTAATGATGGAGGCCACTAACATGATAGGTAACATTAATAATGTTTCTTCCGACGCAGGTACGGAAAACATTGTGTATGGTAACAGAGTTAAGCAGATTACTGCTACCGTTGAGGCTCGCAAAAGAGACGCAATAAAACGCGCTAATCGCAGAAAATAACAACTTTATGGGCACTATATCCGCACGACAAATCCTCGAAGCCGTTATCGCTTCTCACCTATCCGACCAGACCGAACTGACTGGAGTATCTATCTATACCGGAGACGGTGCAGATACTAACGTACTGCCTAAGCTCATTGTGCTCTGCGATTCGGCTCGAACGCCTAACGACTTACCCCAAGGACTGGGTAACTATATGTGCGGGACTCGCGTTACCATTTTCTCAAGCGCCGACGATAACACCCTGGTAGAACACCGGGCAAGATGTGCAGCTGTTGCCGGGGCTATGCAGGACCTGACAGCCATCAAAGCCAAGTTCGTGGCCGGAGGCGATGCGGCGTGCTACGACGTCACCCCTCAGTCCGAAGATGAAGGGGTAAATGAGCGCTCGTGGGCGTCTGTTATGAGCTACGATATCCTGATCGTGGTCAACCCTCAGGCATAACCTTACCCCCGAAACAATAGTATATGGCCGCCATAGTTAAAGGAATTACCGCAATTTATGGTATGGAAGACACCACCGTATCTAATGCCGTGGTGCAATCATATACCAATGATGGTGAGTTTAACAACGAAACGACTATTGTAGATGAGACAGGCCAGACGATTACCTGGCGTGGTGACGACCGTAAAACGCAAATCACTGTAGAGTTGATTGCCAAAACTTCTTCGATTCCTGAGCTGGGTGCTAGCTTTTCAATTAATATCAACACCGATGCGGCTTATACTGACGGTTCCGCATCGACAGTTTTCTCCGGTTGGGTAACCAAGGTTTCAGATAAGGGTTCTAACAAGTCTTATTCTGCTGTAACGGTAACTGCTGTCGGTTACGAGGCCGTAGTCTAAACGATGGATAAGCGCGCCATTAGCGCGTTTACTGACCCGGCGCGAATCTCGATGCTGGGTCGGTTAGTTTTTCCGTTCTCACTACTTAGCCGGGTGCATTTAGAGGCGGCTGAATCTCCTTTTGTTAAGCCATCAACTACAGTCCGTCCGCTCGACCTTTTGATCGCGGTAAAGATATGCGCTCAAGAGCCCATCAATAAGCTAAGCCTAAAGGACTATTACTACCTAGGTCGCTTAAATGCTAACGAAGCATACTTTGTTAAACAGTTAGCCCGGTTCTCTGAGTACGTATTAATTGAAGCTTGGCCTAAGTTCTGGGAAAAGAAATCCAAACAGCAAGACGTCTCCGGCATCCCCTGGACGCTTACGGTAGTAACTAATCTGATCCGTAATGGTATCTCAGAGGAACGAGCATGGACCATGCCTGAGTCGCAGGCCATTTGGCTTCATTCTTCGTTTGCGGTAGCGCAAGGAGCTGACATAAAGATACTCACATCCGATGACGAAGAACTCCTCGAACGCCTTGAAAAAGAATGAGTAATTCCGTCAAATATAGCATCGATGGGGATACTAACGCCGAGCAAGTCTCAGGCCGCGTCAAGGCTTCGCTAACCGGCTTAGACAAGCAGATGGATGGTATCGGTAAGAAGTTTGGCAGTTCGTTTAAGGATATCTTCCTGTCATTCCTAGGACCTATGGCTTTGCTCGGAACGGCCATGGGGTTCATTGGTAAACTGATTGCGGATAATCAGAAGAGGGTTGAGGATGCCAATCAAGCCGCTATTGATGGAACTAATAAATTGATGTCCGCTGAGGATAAATACTGGGCTAGCAAACGTAATAACGAGAAGAAGGCAGAAGCAACCGTTGAGGAAGCAGCAACTGCTCGCGAAAATACTACTAGGCAATTTTTAGAAGAGGATCCAAGGGGTAAACAAATGTTCGATGAGGCTTATGTTCAAAAAGTATTTGGTCATCCTTTTAGAAAATATCATGGCACTATTGCTGGTAACCCAGAAATCCAAGCTAAAGTCCAAGCCCTCATTGCCGAGGACATGAAGGCTAACCCTTTACCAGCTATGGCTGGCAAGGACACCAATTTCCAAGGCCCGTCAGGTTTCTCAAATATCATCGGCGTAGGAGCCAACCCGGTGCTTGAGAATATGACTCGTCAGACTGACATCCAGCAACAGATCCTTGAGCACTTGAAGGGTAGCAAGCCTATGCTTGGCATAACCGACGTAGACTTTACAAAAGGTAATCCAAGCATTAACTATACTACCTAACCATGGCACGAATTGATAAAGGCGACGCACTATCCGTTTCACAATTACAACCTGGTTGGACTGTGCAGTCTGATGGTTTCGGCCTAAACACTGGAACGGTTACGTTTAAAGTTAATGCTGATGACGCGGCAGAACTAGACGTACGTGGGCTTGCTTTCCCAAAATCGCCATACACCTATATGAAGGCTCATAAAGCTTCTATAACTTACGACGCATTAAACATAGCGACGATGCGAATCGACTATGTAGGTATTGATTCAGAAGTAAATAGCGGCAGCATGACCAATCCGAATTGCCAAGCTGCCAATGGCTTGACGTCGGAAAACATTACGGCGCATCCTAACTTCTTTGCTGCTCAAGAAGGTTATCTTGGGGCCATTGCCGGGCCTGCACCTTATACGCAAGACTCGGTTGATAATCTTGCTCCAACGGTAAACAAGGCTCCTGCATTTCTTGGTCTTAACGGATCATGCTTTGAACGTCAAAACGGAGGCCGTTTCATTGGCTTTGTTGACCCTACTTATCCTCAGTATTATGGAAAGACTCAGTACCTGTCTCCGACAACTACTTACTCTGGCATCATGTATGTTGACAGTGAGGAGGGTGTTACGGTTCTTGTTGAATTGCTTAACACAAGTAACACGACACGAAGTTGGAGCACCTTTCCGCTTTTGCCTGCATGGGCTCCAATCGGAACCGGGTTTCAAGGTAACCCTGTAAACTTGCTTTCTCAAGTTAACGTTGAGGAGTTTGGTGAGATATTTAAAATTAACTACGAGATTAGGTACTCACGGGTAGGTTGGGAAATTGACGTATACAAAAAGCACGCCTAACCCATGGCTACTCAACCAGGAGTAGGCTATACGTTCACGTCCTCGAGCTTGGGGACTAACCTCACTATCGAGCAACCTTGGAGCGAGTGGGACGGAAGTGGTGCTAAGTCCTTTGAGCAGTTTGAAATATCTGTTAATAAAGTTTCCGGTGGAAATTATCTCATAAGCGTATGGAACGGATCGTGCGTATTTACCCAGCTCGATGGTACTGACCAGAAGGTCATCTATCAATATCAGGCTTCTAACAGCGCGGCCACGAAGGTAGTCGGGACAAATCCAAGTTACATTAATAATACCGCTGGAGCATCGGTTAGCGGACCGGGTGGACACATTGTAACGGGTGCAGGTAAGTGGGCGGTACATATCATTCAAGTCACCAATCAGGATGACGATATTCCCCCGGTGATTGTATTTGTTCCATACGCATCAGGCGACTGGTCAACCGTATTGCCAATCGATGTTCCTAATGGACTTATCCCAGCTTTTGACGCGTACACTGATCCATGCTATCAGTTGATGAATGTCGGAATTATTGAGTGGGTTACTGACAAGTTTGTAATCAATCAGAAACTCATTGGGTCGCTGACGATGCCTGAGCCTATCAAGACAGGCCAGACTATGCCTACCCAAGATGAGGTTCCCTATACCCCTTCGCCGTATGAATGCCGGGCAGGTTACTTAATCCGCGAAGGCGAAAGCACTAAACGTATCCTTCAGATTGGAACAGGATCTTGCGGATATACGGACAGCAATATGCCCCTTATTAAGACGGGGGCATTGACTAACTATTGGCAGGCAGAACATCGAAAGGCTAACCTCTTCCCCACGGGTTCCCAAGAGGATGGCGGAGAGTCCGAAGGTACCAGCGTTTGGATGATGAATGGCGGGGGCTATGATCTTGATGCCGGAAGCTACAGCGTCTTTGTCGCCAAATGGGACATTAAGAGTGATGCCCTGCCAAGCGGCGGCGGCGCCATCACGGCCACCCCCGCTCTGATGATTGTCAAATGGGATGACCTTAATTCCTTTTTCGTAGAAACTGGCCCTTCGTATTATACCAATACGATGAACGTCCACAAGATGACCGGGTACGCGGCTACGGGCGACGATGACACCGATTGGGGTAATTGTCATACCTCCTGGTACAACCCGATGAAGTTCGGTTATAACGTCAAGTTTGTGGCCGACATATTTGTTACAGAGCAAGGCCAGCCCTCTTGCGATATCACTACCCTACAAGAGCATTCGGCTACGGCTAACCGCATCCTTAAACTTGAGTTTAGCGACCTTAATTCGTCAGGTACAATTACTTTCAAATATGATGGAGCAGAATCCGGAGCCTTTGATCCATTCCAAGAATCAGCCCGTCAGCTGAGCAATGCCCTTCAGCAAATCGACGCGTTGAAAAAGAACATTATCGTGACGGCCGGCAGCGACCTCATCTTTTATGTAGAGTTTATCAATAATCTTCAGCTCCGTTCTACTTTTGACATCGAAATAGGGACTAACTCATTAAACCCTCTTAAGAAGGTAGAGGTCACCCAGTACGCCACTGGGCTTATCGACGTGTCTATTGACCTTCAGTTCAACGGAACGCAGTTGATGAATGAGAAGGATTGGACGGAAGCCGATGACTATTATAATTATAACTTGGAAAACGACTGGGTAGATGTCGTAAATCGTGCTGAAGCCATTGCCTATGAAGTGCCTGGAGGTTATACTCTTGATGCCACCGTCGAGCCTCTCATCGACGATACGACCCCTACGGCTTATGTTGCGGCAGGGTTTAAGGACTTCTACTTCCGTGACGGATCGTGCGCTAAGCAATTGCCAGATTACACCGTACCACCCTTCACGGTCTATCCAGGCTCCGAGGATGGCAAATGGAAGGTTCAACCCGGTACGCTCAACGACTACGTTCCCGACAATATGGAGTCAGAGATTACGGCCTCAAGCGGCATGATTTACCTGAAGATATCCAACACGGATGGCCAATACCCAGGCGATACGCTTACCATTGAGACGGACACAACGACCCCTGTTGATAGCGACGAGTACGGTTACATCACGCTGGCCGAGATTACGTCGGCTACCACGGCCAATCAGTTTGTCACTGGATCACTGTGGTCACAGCGCCATAAGTTCACTTCGCCTAACTCGGCATCGTACTTCTTCTACCGCGTTTAAATATGGCTAACGAAATATTTAGGCCGATGACGCCGTCTTCGTTTAAGTTCGGATATTACGTTAGCGGCTTTGACGAAAACTATGCTGAAAAATATCAACCTGTTTGGACTCCCTACACCCCTTTGGCTCCCGTAGGTGGACAAGGTTATTTAGGCGATTTTACTAATTACGAAATGACTGAGTTCACGTCAGGGTGCAATGCTCCAAGGTCTGGGGTATTTGGCGGTCAGGACTCAGCTGTCTATCAGGCCGTTCCGCTTGGTGAATTTAATGAATGGGTCGGCAAAGGCCCCCTCCCAACGGGTGGTGTTTCTGGAGCATCGCCCGGTAGAATGGTTTTTGATTTTATCGAAGAATACCGTGGTGACCTCGATCCGCCCGGGACGGCGATACACGTTGAAATTGATACCACTGAATGTAGCAATAACCACCGCCCATGGATTGGACAAACCGTTACCTTTAGGGCTAAGGTTAAAACAGATACATGGGTTGATGATGAAATAACTAACACAACTTACAGGGATATTGAATATGTCCATGAGTGCGTTTCGGGAGACTTTGCTTCATCCCCTGTTAAAGATTATCCGGATACGCCTTACGGATACACTCCTGGGGCACCGGGTAATTTCACACAGTTAATTGAGGACGTTGATTTCCTTGAGCAAAGCGTTGTCGATGGTAATGGAACGGATGAAAACTTTGACCCCGGTAAGTATCAGTCCTTCTACCCCCTTGAATACACTCGTACGGCTTACTTCGCCGTTGAAGAATAGCCCCCCGGCGGCTAACCCACCCCCTAAGCCGCCTTAAACCCTACTTTTCCCGCAATAAGTAGCATGGCAAACACCGCTTCCTTCTCGCGTGGAGACTCATTCGGGTGCACTTGGATGTGGACTCCCTCAGCTGGAGAACCCGCAAACCTGCTGGATACGACCATTACCTCGACCATCCGCGATCACTGCGGAACCGAGTACCCACTGGTTGTAACGATTGCCGAAAACGGCTTGTCATTTACGACTATCTACAATGACTCGACCTCAGATTGGGCGGTCGGTCAGGCCAACTGGGATATGCGCTTCGTATTTGACGGTAGCCCTACGGCTCACTCTGTCATTTTCCGCATCGTCATTGCGGATACCATTACCAAATCCTAAGCCATGGCTGTCATTACCGGCTCTTTCAATAGTCTCGTCGCAGGGACTATCTCTGGCGTGTTTCAGAACACTGCTGGCGGCGTCCTCTCTGGCGTCATCGGGACCCCTGGGCCACAAGGCATACCCGGGCCCCAAGGGCCTTCAGGTCAAAATGCAATATGGGGCGATATCACGGGTACGCTTTCAGACCAGACCGACCTCCAAGGTGAGCTTGACGGCAAGTTGTCGCTTACGGGCGGCACTTTGACTAACTCGTTATATACTGCAGCATTAACGGTATTGGGAAATCAGTTCGTCGTAAATCAAACCCTTGGAGGTTACGGAACATATATTAATCCAGAGGGCAATATACATGTCGTTACGGCAGCAGGACAATTTATTATCAATCCAGACGAGGGACTAACCTTCCCAGACTCCAGTACACAGACTACGGCATTTACGGGATCAGCGGCAACTGCTTGGGGAAGCATCACCGGGACGCTCTCCAGCCAGACGGATTTGCAAGGCGAGCTAGATGACAAGTTACCCCTGGCTGGCGGTGCGATGAATACCGGCGCCGAAGTTACCATTTCCGACGGTAGTAGTCACGATAGCGCGCTGGCTGGATGGGGCTTAGGAGTTGAGTTATCCAGCGATCACGCGCAAGGAACGACAGTCGAGTATAATGGCCTCAATGTTTACGACTCTGCCGGGACGATGGAGGTCACTCCAACTGGGCTGACTTTTCCAGACTCAACGGTGCAAACCACCGCTTTCCTTGGCTTCAATAACGCGGCTCTAACCGGCAACCCCACCGCCCCGACTCCGGCCACCTCTGATAACGATACCTCCATCGCAACGACGGCCTACGTCAAGGCCCAGGCGTTCGGCGACCGCTACCTGACGACCTCGACGACGAGCAACACTGTCAGCAACGGTAACAAGACGTTCACCATCGGTACTGGCCTCTCGTATACGCCGACCCAGAACATCACGATTTCTTACGACGCGTCGCACCATATGCATGGCGAGGTGCTGACGTACAACTCAGGCACTGGCGTCCTGACCGTTGACGTTAATAATCACACCGGCTCGGGAACGTACGCCTCATGGGTGGTTAACGTGGGCGGCGTCACCCCTGCGACTTCCGTAGCCTTCTCGGACATCACTGGGGCAGTCTCTGGCAATACGAACTTACAGGCGGCGCTGGATTTAAAAGCCAACATGGCATCGCCAAGCCTAACCGGCACGCCCCTCTCGACCACGGCCAGCGTCTCGACGAATACCACCCAGATTGCTACCACGGCGTTTGTATTGGGTCAGGTAGGTACGGCTACCCCTATCGTTAACGGCACGGCTGCCGTCGGTACATCTCTCCTCTATTCCCGTCAGGATCACGTTCACCCGACCGACACGACTCGCGCTCCTACGGCTTCCCCAAGCCTAACCGGCACGCCTCTCTCGACCACCGCCTCGGTAGACACGAATACAACGCAAATTGCTACCACGGCTTTTGTTCGGGATTATATTTCTGATACTACTTGGTCAGTCCCTCCTATCACTACTACCACCACTGCTACCAGTGGAACGGGCGCGGCTTATGTCAATGCCTCGCCAGACTACGGATATCTATGGGGGCCTAATG